CACAAAATGCTCAGATTTCTACGGTGAGTGGTACAAGTGCGGGGCAGTTATCGGGCGCTCGTATTAACGCGATCCTTGACCAAATATCCTGGCCTTCATCCATGCGCGACATCGATGCTGGACAGACCACAATGCAGGCCGATCCAGGCACAGCTCGTACCGCTTTGGCCGCCTGCCAGACCGTAGCCACAAGCGAGTACGGCAGTTTTTATGTCGATGCCAGTGGATCGTTTGTCTTTCAAGATCGGGCGTTAACCTCATCGAGCGTTGCGGGTACTCCGACAGTCTTTACCGATGACGGCTCGGCTGGCCTTCTTTACTTTGATGCTCAATGGGTACTAAACGATGTGCTGGTTTACAACCAGGCAAATATCACAAGGTCGGGCGGTACGACCCAGCAAGCTAGTGATGCCGCATCGATTGCCCAATACTTTTTGCACAGCTACACCCAGACTGATTTGCTTATGGAGACCGATGCTGTGGCTCTAGATTATGCGCAGGCTTATGTCGCTAGCCGTGCCAGCACATCGGTCAGGTGCGACTCCATAGTGCTGGATCTTTACACACCAGATTACGATGCCGGGATTGCAGCTGCGCTTGGCCTTGATTACTTTGATCCAATCACGGTAATTACTACACAGCCAGGTTCCACAACGCTTCAAAAAACTTTGCAAATATTTGGTGTGTCCATGCAGATCAATCCGAATAAGTGGCGTGTGCAATTTAGTACACTTGAGCCCATAATTGACAGTTTTATTTTGGACAGCACCCAGTATGGCGTTTTAGGCACTAACACTTTGAGTTACTAAGGAGATAGAAATGGCGATATCAGGCTTTCCGACCGTCACCGGGCAGGTTTTGACCGCATCGACGATGAACGGGCTAACCCAGTTTGATGTAGTTACCCAGACAGCCGACTACACAGCTACAACCAATGACAACTATCAAGAGATTTTTTTAATGAACAAGGCCACAGCCATAGCCTTCAAGTTGCCAACCAATGCCACGACCGCTTTCCCGATCGGCACGGTTCTTACGGTGCTTTCCATAGGCGTGGGCGTTACCACAATCTCCGCGGTTACACCTGGCACTACTACCGTGCTAAGCGCAGGTGCGGTTGCAGCTTCTCCAACGCTAAGCCAGTACAAGTCAGCGGCCTGCATAAAAACTGGAACTGATACCTGGTATGTGGTGGGGGCCGTGTCTTAATGTTAAACAATATCGCCGCTTTATTTAGTAGCGGTGCAGCTTTAGGCGATTACGACTCTATTTCCACCGTCACGGTTACGGCTGGTGCTGGTCAGGCTTCCGTTGAATTCGTTTCGATAGTGGGAACCTATAAGCATTTACAGATCCGGTACATGGCTAGATGCGCGGGTGCTTATGGCGCAGCCGATCCGTCAGCCATGCGAGGTGAATTTAATTCTGATACAACGACTACGAACTACTATTCTCACTACATTAGAGGCAACGGCGCCAGTGCTACCGCTGGAGCAAACAACGGCCCAAATTATTTTGGTTGGGTACCAAACAACAGTATAACCAGCGGTATTTTCGGAGTCGGAGTTATAGATATCTTGGATTATTCCGACACTAATAAAAACAAAACTAGCCGCACCCTGACTGGCTTTGATACAAATGGCGGCGGTAGCGCTTACTTGACTTCTCACCTATGGAAAAACACTGCAGCCATTACCAGTATTAAACTAACTGCTTACGATGGAAATCTAGTGCAGAACTCTACTTTTGCTTTGTATGGGATTAAATAATTATGGCAAAAACCTATGAACCGATAGCAACTACAACACTTGCCAGCACAGCAACAAGCGTAACTTTCTCATCACTTGGCGCGTACACAGATATTGTGGCAATAATTAACTCAAAGGTGACTTCTGGCGCTTGGGATTTAGGCTTTAGAGTTAATGGAGACTCTGGCACAAACTATTCTAGAACTTATATCGGCGGAAATGGTTCAGTTGCAGACTCAGGGCGTGGAACAAATGTGACCTATGGTCGCGCTTCATATCGGTCTTATATGGGAACAACAGACAACAGCGTTTTTATATTAAATTTTCAAAACTATTCAAATAGCACGACTTATAAAACAATTCTTACCCGCGGCGGAGCAGCTGCAACTGGTACAGATGCAAATGTTAATTTATGGCGTAATACCGCTGCAATTACTTCTATTGAATTTGCACCTGAATTTTCTGGCACTTTTGCCATCGGCTCAACCTTTACACTATATGGGGTGAAATCAGCATAATGGCAACTTATATCCAGATAGGAAGCACCGTAACCGTTGGAGCTGGTGGGGCGGCTAATATTGAATGGACTTCTATCCCTGCCACCTATACAGACTTGCTCTTAAAGTTGTCTTTGAGAAGCGATGCTACTGGTGGTTATGTCGCTGTCGGTTATGCCTTTAATGGAGCGACTACAAATTACGGAAACACTAAAACTTTAGACGGAAATGGCACGGCGGCTGAGTCTTATAACGATACAACTATTACCATCGGCGGCACTGTCTATGGGCGTTTATCAAGTTGGGGAATTAACACAGCCAGCCAAACTGCTTCTACATTTACTTCAATTGATTGGTATATTCCAAATTACACAGCCGCGAACAATAAAGGTCATAATAGTGATTGGGCGCAGGAAAGTAATGCAACGGCTGTTTATATACAAATGGCAACGGGAATATGGTCCAACACCGCAGCAATTTCATCTATTAAATTAATACCATCGGCGGGAAATCTCGTTCAGTATTCAACCGCTTCACTTTATGGCATATCCAAATCCTAAGGAGAAAAAAATGGCAAATACAAAGATCATCGTAAACTGCGAAACGGGCGAAGTCACAGAAACCGAGTTATCGGCGGATGAGACTGCGCAACGAGAAGCAGATGCGATTGCTCACGCTAACCAAAAGGCAGCCGAGGATGCACTAGCTGCATCGAAAGCAATCCAAAAGGCGCAGTTGCTTGAAAAACTTGGCATCACAGCCGATGAAGCAGCCTTACTCCTGGGATGAGTCTCACAAGCTACAACGGCTGGCCAGCAAGTAAAGACCAGGCTGAGATCGATGTGAAGCCTTACCCGGTCAAAGGCACTAACCTAAAAATTAGATGCGCTGCGGGTGCAGGTGAATTACTAGCTGCTTTTGCTGCAGAATTTCATGAACTAATTGAGCCAATCGATGAAGGTGGCCTAGACGATTGGGGCTACTGCTTTCGCATGGTACGCGGCACAACCGACAAATTAAGTAATCACAGCTCAGGCACAGCCATCGATCTAAACGCCAGCAAACACGCTTTAGGCAAGGTGGGTACATTTCCAGCCGAGAAAGTGCCAATGATCCGAGCACTTGCTAAAAAATATGGCCTAACCTGGGGCGGCGATTACCGTAACCGTAAAGATGAAATGCACTTTGAAATCTCTATAACCAAAGAAAAAGCCATAGCCCTAGCCAAAAAATTGGAGTTAGTAAATGCCTAAATCAGCGGTGTTTTCAGTCGGTACAACGGCATCGATCGTGGTGCCTGCCCTAATTGGTGACCAATCCGCTTACCTACACAGTGCCAGCGGCACGCTTTACCTCGGCGGTGCGGACTTAACCACGGCCAATGGCTACCGCCTGGACAACGGCGACAAGCTATCAGTGCTAATTGGCGACCATGAGGCTTTGTACGCAATCACAAGCAGCGGCACTGCAACCCTTTATGTGCTAAGTCAGATCAACTAAGGGCGCTAAGGAGATACAAATGAAAGAGCAACTAAAAGCCATCGCGCTAAGTTATGGCCGAGCAGCTGCGGCAGCCGTTGCAGCCCTTTATATGGCTGGAGTTACCGATCCACGCACTTTGGCAAATGCCTTTGTCGCAGCTTTGATTGGCCCGGTACTAAAAGCCATCGATCCAAAGGCAAAAGAGTTTGGGGTAGGCCACAAGTAATGCACAGACTGATAGGGGCAGTGGCCTTATCGCTGCTCCTATCAGGGTGCGGCTATCAGGGATGGGTGCGATATGACTGCCAAGAGTACGAAAACTGGGATGAAATTAGATGCAAACCGCCTGCCTGCGAAGTGGTGGGTACATGCTCCAAAGACTTACTCCCAGAAAATGTATATGAAGCGCCTAACACCTGAGCAGCTACATGCCAGGCTAATCGTTTTTATTGGCTGCACGCTGGCCATCGTTTTTGCAGGCTGTGTCTTTGGCATGCTTTACGCATTAATCTTTGTAACCCAGCCAATTACCAACCAAGCGCCCAATGATCGAGCCTTTATCGATCTGCTTACAACCTTGTGCATATTCTTGACTGGGAGCCTGGGCGGAGTCTTGGCATCCAATGGCCTTAAATCCAAGCCAAAAGATCCACAAGAAAAAAATCCCGAACACTAGGGCGTGTCTTTTCTTGCTTTTAGTCATCCCTGAGCCTTACCCTTTTTGTAGTGGTTGGAAGGTCTTTC